CAGGGGATGATTCTATCAAAAGTCATTTACCTTAACCCAGGTGGCAGGAGTTACAAAGTCTAAAACATATCCATTTTCTGTTTCACCAAGTTCGTCGCAGGGCATAGGCCCGTCTACACCAGTTGGAGACATTCCAGAATAACTATAATCTACTTCAGCCATATCAATCATTTTAAAGCCTTGCCCTAGGGATAGAGCAATTCCTTCACGCTGGAGAGTAGATGCTAGTGCCTTCCGCACAACTTCGTGCTCAAGGTCAACATGCCCTTCGGTATAGAAAAGCAGCCCATCGCCAGATGAGTCTACGTCCCATAAAAACCAAAGGGACTCGCCGATACGAGAATCTTTCATAAAAAGATTGTATCTTGACAAGTCCCTTTGGTACGGAATACTTACCGTAAATTACAAATTAGAATGGCTTGGCTACACTGTGCTTAACATTGCCAAAAGCAGTGACTACAAAGCTAGTAGCTAGATCGGAATCCTTTTTAGGGTCTGGAACGGATACCTTCAGTTCAATGTCAACAAGAGCTGGGGCAGCTAGTTCATCTACGCCCATAAACTTAGCTACTTCTTCATAGGCAGTAGCTCTTGCTTCGTCTAAAGTATCCGCGCCATACTTCAATTCAAAATGAACTCGCATTACTTTACCTTCTTTTCTAGCTTGTACGGGGAGTAGTGGACGCCCTTAAGATCAGGCAGCTTGCCATCGGTCGAGTTCACGATTACATCTCCATAACGGACAGCAATAACCTTACCTCGGCGACCATTATGAGCGACTCCAGTGCTGTCATTAAAAGCGTCTGTAAGAACGCGCACCTCATCACCAACCTTGATCTGACCTGGCTGTAGTGGAATCCAAATAGCGTCAGGTTCATCAATCGGAGTCAATATAGTTGCATTAAGAGCCAACTTGCTAAATACGGCTACTGCTTCTTTAGCTAGATTCGGCGAGAGCTTATCCATCGTCTCCCACACTTCTAAAAGCTTAAGCACTGCATTTCCCGAGCCAATTTTTACCTTGGCCTCCTGGAGCTGCTGACGTACCCAGTCATAATTTACTTCTGGCATTTTTTCTCCTAGTTTTTATTTGTTAGTAGAGACTTGATTAGATTTAGTGAATGTTCCTTATTAGGGATGGATCTTAAATAATCCTCCCGCTGGGCTCGAGCAATGTCCAAACGCTCCTGGGCTGTAGCTTCTTCTAAGGTAGAACCTAGTAGATACCAATTCTGGGATAGCGAACCAGTATCTCGCCAATCAGAAACTATGGGGACACTAGCATTCAGAGCCTGAATATATCTATAGGACCACCAGGTTCCGACCCCCCTATCCTGAGGAGCAACCAACAGCCCAAAGCTTGAGGCAATTCGATCAAAGACCTGTTCATCAGTATCTCGAGGAGTTGACTTCAGAGGGATAGTTGGAAGACTAAGAAGTTTTTCTATCTTCTTGGTCCAAACGGAGCTAGGTGAGTCTGCCACCCAAAGGGGAGCGGGGGACTTAGCTGGCTTTGGTTCGGACAGTAGCATTGCATCCAGATTAATCCCGACTAAATTGTCTGACCCTTCTGTAGAAATAAACTTGCTGACTTCTTGGGCAGTCTTCCACGGGAGCTCCGGGTATATAGTCTTAGGCCAGGCAGAGTTAAGTAGCTTATATGCCGCGATTTGGATGCCGCTGGATATATCGGGGGTGGAGGCAATCTTGTATTCTCGCCTTTTAGAGTAAAACGGGGTAAATATGGTAGAGACATCACGTGCTACAGAGGCAAGGCTGGCCTTAAACTGCCACAGCTGAGGGTTATCCACCACTAGGACGAGCTTTGATGAGTCATAAAGAGCATTGATAACATGCATAGCTCCGTAGACTTTATTGGCTCCTAGGCTAGTAGGCGGAACAAATCCCACTATGACAGAGTCATACTGGCTTAAAAATTCTTTAGTCCAAGTCACGCTTGGAGTAGCCCACTCTACAGTTGCGAAAGTCTCTACGGCCTTCACTAAGGTACCGAAAAAACTAGTATTTGTAGATGGCTTAGTGTGGGAGGAAGCCATTCCCGTTACAAGTACCTTCATGTTAAATCCTTTGATGGAGCAGTGGGGCACCTTTCGATGCCCCACCACAGTCGTCATTTAGAACGGTGTATCTTCTGAAGCGCTAACAGGTGATGCAGGCGCTGGTGCTGGTGCCGGTGCTGGTGCTGGAGCAGCTGCTGCTGGAGCAGGAGCCGGAGCAGCAGGGGCAGCTGCAGCAGCAAATGCCTCACTCGCTACAGCCTGTACAGGGTAGTAGCTCTTGATTTCGTTGCTGCGGTTACCGTTGTAGGTACGAGTACCAATGTTTCCACGGAAGGTGCGGTGAAGCAGAGCAGACTCGATCTGAGCGTTGCTAGGATTGCTACCGAAGTACTCCTTGTTTAGACCAAGAACACCCATCTTCATGAAGAACATTCCAAGTGCCTTGTTGTTCTCAGGTGAGATAACAAGGTTGTCCCATACGCGACGCTTCGCGTGAGGACCACTCTGAACCTCGGTAGTGATCTTGAACATAGTCTTACCTGACTGAGACACGGTGGCCTTAGATTCGATAACCTTTAGTTCGTAGTCACCATCTGGTAGTGGCTCGTATGAAGCGGTTTCTCCCGCTTCCTTGACTAGGTCAGTCCAGTTAATTGAACTCATGGTTTAGTTTCCTTCTGCTGTTGTAGCGGTTGTTTTCTTTGTTGTTGCTTTAGTCTTCTCACCGAAGACGATGTCTAGCATACGCTCGACACCGAGGTCCTGCTGCTCTACGATCTTACCGAGACGCCCTTGAACACGTTCTCCAGCTTCCCATTCGGCCGTGCGCTCAACATACATGCGACGAACCTTATAAGCGGGCTGCATAGGGTCAGGGTTTGGCATAGTTTCTACCGTGATTGCGCCCAGAATGTCATAGAAGTACGGAGCCTGAATTGCTAGCTGACCCTGTAGATACGGACGGTATACACCATCAGTACCCTTACGAGCCATAGCAGTCAGGATTACGGCCTCCAGAGGCTGGGTTGGGTGCATTGTCAAGTCGCGAAGGTCACGAAGTAGCGCACCCATGTGGCGAAGCAATTCGCCCCACTGCTGCATCTTCATCTGTTCGGTTCCTGCAATGTTGTCCATGCACTTGACCTGTAACTCAGAGATTGAGTCGATGATCAAAGACTTGAACTGGTGCTTGCCGCTTTGAAGCCACTGAAAGGCCTTCATAACGACTTCATAGTCGCGAACCTGGACCACTACTGTGTCCCAAGTGCCATCTGCAACAGGTGGCGCTTCGCTAATTGGATCCCAGTACTTAACGTTGATCGGGAGGAAACGGTGTCCACCCTCAACGTCGAGCATTAGGCGTGGGTACGGAGCTGTAACGGCAAAGCTGGACTTACCAACCTTGGATTCGCCATAAACCATAATTGTTAAACTGCGATCGACTTCCGACATTCCTACTCACTTCCTTTCTTCTCTTCGATTCCATAGTAACCGTACGGGTCGGATGACTCGAACGCATCGCTAAGTGCTGCCTCTGCCGCCGAACCATCGTCGAACATCGGGCAAATAGCGAAGAACTGGCACTTCCACTTGCATTCACGGGAGGGCTTCGGGTAGGCAGCCTTCATGTGGCTGACTCCTTCGTCCAGTCCATCGCGAACGCGCATCATATCTTCCAGTGTGCCTTCAAGGCGCTGGTAGAAGGAGCGGAGTGCAAACTTATTGTGGCGAACCTCAATCTGGTCATAGAACGGTGGCTTAGCATAAGCACCGCGCTTAACCTTACGAAGCATCGTGAAGATAGCGCCGTCTGAGCGTTCGCCATCCTGGTTTTGAGCTTCTTCTAGAAGCATGTAGGTTAGGACCTGCTCGTTCATGTGGGCGATAGATCCAAACTCAGCGAACGAACCACCAACGGTCTTAAAGTCACGGAGCATACGAGCGCCGTCAATCTTACGACGAACACGCATATCGATCTTTCCCTGAAGCGTGACACGGCCATCTAGCATTGGACGCTCAATGACTTCTTCTGTAGAAATCATTTCAAGCTCTGCATCGATACCCTCAAGTTCAATCCACTCAAGGTAGCCCTCTAGCATTACGCGACCTAGTTCAGCTTCAGTCTCTAGCTCAGTCGAGTCCCGGCCGGAGTCAGTCAAAAGCTTCATATCAAGCTTGACTAGTTCTGCGTGAACTTCAAGCAGGTTCTTCTCCATGCCAGAGCTGTAGTACTGGTCTAGAGCCTCGTGAATACGAGAACCTAGTGCAAGAGCACCAGTAAAGTTCTGCATCTTTGGCTTTAGACGACGGTAGTAGGTCAGCCACCAGCGACGGCGACAGTCCTTGAAGGTCTGGATCTCTGAGTTAGAGATTCTAATTGGTGCATTTGTCATTTTGTAGTTGCCTTGCTTTCTTTCAGCATCTTGAGCAGCTGTTCCTTATCACGAACAATCTGCTCAAAGTTGTCGGCTTTAGTGTCTAGAGCCTGAATCACTCGTTCTTCAATTGTGTTCTCGGTCACGTAGTCGGTAATAATCACCGAATCGTGGATCTCTGAACCAATACGGTGCACTCGGTCTAGAGCTTGCTTGTGGTCCACGAGTGACCACGGCCTTTGTAGCATAACAAGACGACGTGCAGTTGTCAAGGTGACACCGACACCACCAGCCTGAGCAGTGAAAAGAATCCACTTAGTCTTGCCAGACTGGAAGTCATCAATAGACTTCTGACGCTCATCCTGATCCTGAGCGCCAGTGATTAGCCCGTGCGTAATGCCTTCTTTAGTAAGACGTGCACTAAGGATTTCAATCAGCTGACGCGATACAGCACAAACAGCTACGGAGTCATCTCCAAAGTCGCCGTTCTTCATATCATCCATCAGAGCATCAACCTTACAAGAAGGGTCCGACAAAAGAACCTTTTCTTGACCTGACTCATCTACAGACACTTCCGCATATGAGCTAGATAGCTGAAGAAGGCGAAGAGTTTGAGTCAGAGGATTAGGCGCTACTACAGAGTCACCGATGCTACCGTCCTCGTTTTCAAGAAGTGTAATCATGTGCTCAAGCATCTGCTTGTAAGCCTTAGCCTGCTTAGCGCCCATCTCTACGTCTCGGCGTTCAGTAATCACTTCTGGCAACCATGGCAATACACGAGACTTCAACATGCGACGCATGCGTGGGTTGATGGCTGCATAGAACTCCTGTTCCATGTGAGGCTTAACACCAATAACCATCATTCCGCCAAAGGCATTAATCATGGTGTCAATCATTCGGTCGATCCACTTAGTCTTTGATGGCCATTCGCTAGGAGCAATCCAGTGAAGGATTGGCCATAGATCAACAACATCTTTAGCAATAGGAGTACCAGTTAGAGCAAAGCGAATATCGGCATCGCCAGATGCAGCCCAAAGGGCTCGGGTCTGCTTAGACTTAGGATCCTTTGAGCGGTGAATCTCATCGGCAACCACTGCTTTAAATGGGATGTCATTCAACTCACGCTGATGGACTTCGCAGCGGCTCGGTGTGATACGGGTATCATGACCCTTACATTCAGGACAACGAGCCAAAGCAATTGAGCCATAAGATGACAACTTTGAGTGGGTGCGCAAAGACTCCCAGTTGATTACAATTACATCAGATTGCTGATCAAACTGAGCACGGCGCTGAGTAGCAGAGCCATTGATAACAGTTACGTTTACTCCTGGCCACCAGCGATCAAACTCACGCTCCCAGTTCTTTTTAAGAGTGTTTGGGCAGACAATTAGGGCTGGAAAAACTTCCTCGCCTCGATCATGAAGCTTCTTTAGGGCACGAATCGCCTGAGCAGTTTTACCAAGGCCAGGCTCGTCAGCCAGTAGCGCACGGCGGGCAGTGGATAGGAACTCAACGCCAGCACGCTGATGTGGAAATAGGTCTTGATCCCCGTCTTCCATAACATCTATATCGCGCAACTC